ATGTAGGGAGCTATGCTTAATGCTTATCAAGGCTCTAGCGGCGGCGGCAGGTAATTTCGGTGTGGCGGGTTACGACATTGCTAACTCGCTACGATTTAACGATGACGACTCAGCCTATCTATCACGGACTCCAAGTGTCGCGGGTAACCGTAAGACATGGACGTGGAGTGGATGGGTTAAGCGTGGGAATACCGGCAGTATTAGTGTGCTTTTCGCGGCGAGTAACGAGTCTACAACGCAAGGGTATATAGGATTTAGGTCAGACGATACCGTTACTTATTTTGATTACGTTAGCACTAGCAATGTTAATGTAGCAACAAATGCAGTATTGCGTGATTCGTCTGGCTGGTATCATATTGTTGTTGTTTTTGATACCACTCAAGCCACTGGGTCGGATAGAGTAAAATTTTACATAAATGGGGTAGATCAAGCTACCACTTACACTCTTACACCCAGTTTAAATTACGAAGGCTCTATAAACACAACGGGCGCGCATGGAATAGGCAGAGAAGAATTTGGTAATACGTATTACTTTGACGGCTACATGGCAGAGATCAACTTCATTGATGGTCAAGCCCTAACTGCTGACGACTTCGGTGAGATTAACGAAGACACAGGTGAGTGGTCACCTAAGAAATACTCAGGCACATACGGCACTAACGGCTTCTATTTAGAGTTTAAAGACGGTGCTGCACTAGGAGATGACACAAGCGGCAACACTAACGACTGGACACCTACTAATTTGGCAAGCACAGATCAGATGCTTGATACGCCTACGAATAACTTTAGTGTCTTGAATCCATTACAGGGTTATTCCTTTACTTATTCTGAAGGCAATTTAAAGTGCGTAACCAATGACAACACTACAAGCGTAGGTTCAGTAGGTGCTTGCTCAATGCCTATGCCAGATCAAGGTAAGTGGTATTCTGAGTATACTGTTACAGCCTTTAATGCTGGGAACTTGATGATAGGGATTGTCGATTCAGAAGATACAAACGCAGTTACGGGAAGTCAGCGAGTTTACGACTTGTCTTCGGCATACGTTATGTATGCCAATGATGGAGCCATATATAACGGCGGCTCTAGTACACCTTACGGAAGCTCATACGGCGTTGGTGATATTTTAGGCGTTGCTTATGACGCTGATTCTGGAAGTCTTTATTTTTATAAAAACGGAACCATACAAAATTCAGGCACAGCGGCAGTAACCGGTTTGTCTGGAAGCAATATTTTTACTTTTACAGATGACAGGCCCAGTGGTTCTTCAACATTTGTCGCCAACTTCGGCCAAGACTCCTCCTTTGCTGGCAACAAAACACGCCAAGGAAACACAGACGCTAGCGGTAAGGGTGACTTCTACTACACGCCACCTACAGGCTATCTAGCACTATGCACTGATAACCTTGCAGAGCCAGCTATTGTAGACAGCGAGAGTCAGTTTAATGTTGTGACGTATACGGGTGATGGAAATACTGGAAGGGCAATTACTGGGGTTGGCTTCCAACCAGATTTTGTTTGGTACAAAGATCGAACATCTGCAAACAACCATCATGTATTTGATTCTGTTCGTGGCGCAGGAAATTATCTTTTTACAAGTGCCACGAATGCCGAAGCAACAGACACAAATCGTTTAACTTCGTTTGATGCAGACGGCTTTACTATTGGTAGTGCCGCTGGAACAAATTATAACGGAAACAATTATGTAGCATGGTGCTGGAAAGCTGGCGGCACAGCAGTAACCAATAATGACGGAACCACTAGCTCATTGGTGTCGGCTAACGTAGACGCTGGGTTTAGTATTGTAGCGTGGAACAGTGTAGGCTCTGGGCAAACACTAGGTCACGGACTGAGTGCTGTTCCACAAATTGTTATTACTAAAAAACGTAACTCAGCAAATAACTGGGTTGTTCAAGCAAATTACCTTGATGCAACTTCTTATTATTTATACTTACAAAGTACAGCCGCAAATGTTGGTGCTTTTGGTAATGCCGCGACCGACACTGTGTTTGATACAATTACAGGTACAGGCGGTGATTCGTATATAAGTTATGTATTCGCTCCAAAAGAAGGCTTCAGCAAGTTCGGATTGTATGTCGGAAATGGATCAACAAATGGGCCGTTTGTTTACACGGGTTTTAGACCTGCTTTTGTTATTTACAAGAGGGCGATAGGTGGAACTGGAAACTGGAATTTAGCTGACAATAAACGCGAAGGTTACAACTGGGATAACCCAGCACTTTATCCAAATTTGACAAACGCAGAATCTAGCGGCTCTAGCTTAGACTTATTATCTAATGGATTTAAAATAAACAACGCAGTGGCTGGATCGAATCACAATGCCTCTGGCTCAACATACATATACATGGCATTCGCCGAAGCACCATTTAAAGAAGCACTAGCACGATAGGAGCAATTATGTTCGTTAAAGTAAACAATGGGTCAGTCGAAAAATATCCGTACACAATCGGCAAGCTCAGACAGGACAATCCAAACACGTCATTTCCTAGACGTCTGACTGATGAGACGCTCGCGGAATATGGCTTATACAAAGTGGACTCCACTGCTCGACCTGAGATTGACGACAAGACTCAGCGATGCAATCAGAAAAGCCAGCCTGAATTGGTCGATGGAAAGTGGCTTCTCGGCTGGGACGTGTACGATAAGAGCCAAGAAGAAATCGACAACCAAAACAGCGGTCAAGCCGATCTGATACGTCAGAGACGAAACGAGGCGTTAGCTAAGTGCGACTGGGTTGCCGTTATCGACTGCCCACTGAGTGACGAGGTGAAGGCTGAGTGGCTAAACTATCGACAGGCTCTTCGAGACATAAGCGATCTGCCAGACTTCCCATGGGTAGACCTACCAAATGATCCAGACTATGTAGAGGTGCAAGATGTTGAAGCAAGCCCTGAAATCTAAGACAGTCCAATATGGTATAGCCATTGCGTGCCTATCTATTTTGCAAGGTTTTGTCGGATTTATTCCCACGAATCCAGCTATCCAAGCTATAATTGGATGTGGCATTGCATCAGGCATTGTCGTTTTACGTTTTATAACTACCATGCCGATAAGTGAGAAATGACATGGAACAGAACTTTATCAATATGCTCGCGGGAGCAGTGTCAGTTTTATTCGGTTGGATACTAAAGACCGTCTGGGACGCTGTTAAAGACCTACAGCAAGCCGATGACGAACTGATTGATAAGGTAAACAAGATCGAGGTCTTGGTCGCTGGCGAGTACGTTAAGCGCGACGACTTCAGGGCTGACATGGAAAGGATATTTGATAAGCTCGATGCTATCGACAAGAAGCTGGATAGCAAGGCTGACAAGTAATGTGGCAGGCAATTATTGCACCGCTGGCTAGCCTGATCGGTGGCTATCTAAAGAACAAGGCTGAAGAGAAGCAAGCCGTCCACGAGCGCAAACTGGAAGTAATCAAGCACGAGTCGAACTGGGACAATATCCAAGCTACAAATTCTGGATCATCATTTAAAGATGAGTGGTTTACTTTGCTGTTCTCTATTCCTTTGGTGATGGCATTCATACCAGAAATGGTACAGATCGTGAGAGATGGATTTGAGGTCTTAGAGGGTATGCCAGACTGGTACAAAGGCTTTCTTGGTGCGGCAGTAGCGGCATCTTTTGGAATAAGGGGGTTAGCTAAATGGAAAAGCTGATCGCTCAGTTAAAACTGCACGAAGGATCACGCACTCACGCCTACGAATGCCCTATGGGATATCTGACTATTGGCGTGGGGCGGAATATCGATGCTGTCGGTGGTATAGGGCTGTCTGACGACGAGATAGACTACCTGCTCAGGAACGATATCGAGAGGTGCTATCGAGAGCTGGATCGGTTCTCATGGTTCATGGATCTGGATCAGGTCAGACAAGAGGCACTGGTCAATATGTGCTTCAACCTTGGATTCACTCGACTGATGAAGTTCACCAAGATGATGGCGGCAATGGCTGAGGGTAGGTATTCTCTAGCGGCTTCAGAGGCGCTCGATTCGCGCTGGGCTAATCAGGTGGGGAATCGATCGAAGGACATCGCTCACATGCTGGAGTTCGGCGAGTACCCATAAAAAAAGCCCACCGAAGTGGGCAAGTTGCAATTAACACTCCAATGGAGTGAGTCCATTAGATCACACTTTCAAGAATAAAAAAACCCCACCGAAGTGGGGCAAGAGGGGAGTGAACATGGAGGATGCTCACCATCTATTATACACGTCCAAAATAAAGTCACAATTCCCCTTTCTAAACTAAACATTTGTGTGCTATCGTTCCCCTGCAAGATAAAAACTACAGGAGGATATATGCTTGCTAAAAAAGTATGGGACACACTGTCTCAGGTTGACGTATCGAACCACGTTGAGAAGAAGCAAAACCTGACCTATTTATCGTGGGCGTGGGCGTGGGGCGTAATGATGGAGCACTATCCAGAACTAGCCTATTACTTCGAGGATCGAACACTCGAGAACGGCACGATGGAAGTGACCGTCCATGTCACGATCAGGGAAGGCGACGAGGCTGTGACGCGGCATATGTGGTTGCCCGTCATGGACTATCGAAACAAAGCCATTCCGAATCCTGACTCGTTTGCGTTAAATACTGCTAAGATGAGATGTCTGACTAAGTGCTTCGCGCTGTTTGGATTGGGTCACTACATCTACGCGGGTGAAGATGTGCCACAGGGCAAATCGAACGTCATCGAGGCGGGCGAGGTTGCGGTGATTTATGACTTGATCGAGAAGACCGACTCAGACATCGATAAGTTCCTAAAAGCATTCCAGATATCATGCGTTGAGGATATGCCGATGAGTTCATTCGAGAAGGCGTTTAACGCGCTCCAGAGGAAGGTGAAGAAATGAGGGTGCGTAATGAGGAGCAGGGAAGCGATGCGTGGCTACAGAGCCGCCTAGGGCGTCCTACGGCGTCCAACTTTGGAAAGCTGATTACTCCGACAGGTAAGCCAAGCACATCGGCTCAAGGCTACATCGATGAGCTGATCGCACAGAGAATAACAGGTGAAATACCTGAGTTCTTTAAGTCCGAGGCCATGCAACGAGGCAACGACTTAGAGCCAGCGGCGAAAGCGTTATACGAGTTCACGCATGACGTTGAGGTATTAGAGGTCGGCTTGTGCTTACACGATGAATACGAGTGCGGAGCTAGCCCTGATGGGCTGATCGGACTCGATGGCGGGCTAGAGATAAAATGCCCGTTACCGCATACACACGTCTCGTATCTGCGAGGCGGTTGTATACCCGCAAAGTATATCCCACAAGTGCAAGGTTGCCTGTGGATCACTGAGCGGGAGTGGTGGGACTTCATGTCTTACCATCCCTCAATGGAGGATCTGATCGTGCGCGTCTATCGAGATGAGGCGTACATCAAAAAACTGGCTGACGCGGTGATCCGCGCAGTCGCTCAAATTGAAATTGAAACCAAGAAATGGGGTAGAAAATGACAGACTATGACAACAATATGCGTGGAGTTTTGTTCAAGAATGATCGCAAAGAGAAAGACACGCATCCAGACTACAAGGGATCGTGTGAGATCAACGGGGAGGAAATGTGGATGAGTGCATGGCTAAAGCAGGGCAAGAATGGCACGTTTATGTCGTTCTCGTTCACGCCTAAAGAACAACCGAAGCAACAATCAGCTCCAGTACCCACTGAAGACTTCGAAGATATTCCTTTTTAGGGGGTTGATATGGATTTTGGCTATAAAATCAGGGAGTTACAAAAGATCAACGATGTTCCCTGTCATGAACTATCAAAGCGTCTGGGGGTTCTCCCCCAGCAACTATCACGATGGCGTCGAGCTGACGATCTGAAGTTCAGCACCATCAAAAAACTATCTGAAATTTTTGGAATGTCGGTATATGAGTTCATTCAGTTTGGCGAAGACAGAGGAGCGTAAGGAGTTAGCCGAAAAGGTACAGGCTTACTTAGAGCGTGGCGGTAAGATATCGGTTATCCCTAAAGGGGCATCCAGTATCAAAGAAATTAACGGACAAGAGTACCACAAGACAAGGGGGATCAAGGATGGGTCACTACTGGCTTATCAAAAGAAAAGAGGAAATTCCGAGGATAATCAGTAACTTACAGGCATGGGCTGGCGAGTGGGATTTTTCCCATCCGCTATGCCTGACGCCCAAGAAGTACACGAATCCGAGGTCTTTATCTCAAAACGCGCTATTACACGTCTGGTTTGATACAATGGCGACGCACTTCTCCAAGAAAGTGGACACTAACGCGGAGCAGATGAAGTCGCTGATGAAGTACAAGTTTCTCGGAACTGAGGATTTAGTGGTAGGAAAGACAGTCATCAAGGATCAGCTCAGATCCACATCAAAACTGGACAAGGGCGAGATGACGCACTTCATGGATCAGGTGTACGACTGGGCAGTCGACCATGGGGTTACATTACCCATGCCAGCCGATTCGGAATACATGAAACTGAGAGAGGCTCAAAATGCCTGAGTTTATAAATGACTGGAATAGTTTGCTTCCATTTTGCCAGAGCGAACGGCAAAAAGAAGTTATCACTTTAAGAGCGCAAGGTCTGACGGCAGAAAAGGCCGCAGAGGTGATGGGTATCAATAGGCGGAATGCTCTCGGTTTATGTCAGAGGGTAAAAGCCAGAGCCGCGAAACAGGGCTACTCACCTGAGCACGATATGGTGCATACCGTTCCTGATGGGTTCAAGGTTCGAGGCACTTCGACGCTGTACAAAGAGGGAGAGCCAGTTATTCAGTGGGTAAAGTCTGACATAAACCAAGAACGTCAGATGGAGTTGATGCGCGAGGCGATTGATGCGCTCAATGAAGAAATCAAGCCAGAGCCAAAGGTTGATGCTCCAAAAGTTAAAAAGTCTCAGCTATGCAATATGTACGTTATTACTGATTACCATGCAGGGATGCTGGCGTGGCATGAAGAAACGGGCGCAGACTGGGATTTACAGATCGCAGAGGACACGTTAGTTAATTGGTTTGCTCAGGCTATCAAGCTATCACCAGATGCAGACGTTGGTGTATTTGCACAGCTCGGTGATTTTTTGCATTTCGATTCACTCGAAGCAGTTACCCCAGCGAGTCGTCATATCTTAGACGCGGATACCAGATTTCAAAAGCTAGTCAGGACAACGATCCGAGTTATCCGTAGGGTTATTAAAATGCTTTTAGAAAAGTATCCCAAGGTTCATGTTAAGTGGTGTGACGCTAATCACGATCCAGCTAGTAGCGCGTGGATGCGTGAGTTCCTAATGGCATTGTACGACCAAGAGCCTAGAATCGAAGTCGATAATTCCGCCGATACTTACTACTGCTTTGAGTGGGGTAAGACTGCATTGTTCTTTCATCACGGACACAAGCGGAAGGTTGCCAACGTTGATTCGGTGTTTGCGGCAAAGTTCCGAGAAGTATTCGGACGGACTGAACACGCCTACGCCCACATGGGGCATTATCACTCAGTGGACGTTAAAGAAACCAATTTAATGCTGGTCACCCAGCACAGAACGCTTGCCGCTCCAGACGCATACGCGAGCCGTGGTGGTTGGTTATCTGGTCGAGAGGCTCAGGTAATTACTTATCATAAAGAGTTTGGGCAGGTTGCGAGTCAGACAATCAGCTATAAAATGATTTGTTAGTCATGTTAAACATGATATCATTGACCAAATTTTATGAGGTCAATGTTATGGATGAGAGGCAATTACAAAAACAGCGAGAGTACAGACTGCTTACAAACAATGCGATAACCAAAAAATATGAAAAGACCAAAAAAGGCAAGCTAATGAGGATGTATCGCAATATGCAATCTCGAGTTTCTGGAATACAAAAGAAAAAGGCTCACTTGTATGCTGGCAAAGAAATACTAAATCGCGACGAGTTTTATGAGTGGGCATTATCTAGCCGTGATTTTCACGAACTTTTTGAGAAGTGGGAGAATTCTAAATATGATAGAAAGCTATCACCAACGGTAGATAGAATTGATCCAAATTTTGGATACACGATTGAAAATATGCAATGGCTAACTCATTCGGAGAACTCCAGAAGAGGCGGTCAGTGGAGGCCACGATGAGCGCAAAGGACTATCAGGTAGGCGGAAGCCATTACAAAGAAAAAAGTATACAGCCGATTGATTACATAATTTCGAACCGACTCGACTTTTGCGAGGGCTGTGTTGTGAAATACATTTCAAGGTGGAGAGAGCGGGGCGGCCTAAGTGACTTACTTAAAGCCAAGCATTACATTGAGTTTTTAATCGAGGAATGGGAACGTGATTGCGACAATGACGTGTGATGATTGCAATGAACCGATGCAGACGGTCTTTACCGCGCAGGAAAATTTTAG